GTTGGTTTAGGGAATTTAAACCTTTTTTGTATATCGTCTCTTACACCTACTATAATTAATCTTTCTCTTGATTGAGGTACTCCAAAGTTTTTGGCGTTTAAAACTCTATAAGAAACTTTATAACCTATATTAGTTAAGGTATGGTATATCGTCTCGTTATGCTCTCCGAACATAGATAGTTGATCGCTACCAAATAAATCCTTAGCTTGACCGATTAATAAACCTTTAACGTTTTCCGCTATAAAAGTTTTTGGTTGAATTTCTTTTATTAATCTTGAGAACTCGTAAAATAGATCGTCGGTCTTTTGAGTTTTGTTACTATACTTTTTTTCTTTACCCCAATCTTTCTCTCTATTGCCAGCCATAGAAAAAGAAGCGCAGGGGGGCGAGCCGTCTAATATATCTAGCTCTCCTCTTTTAAGGTTAAGATCTCTTAGTATATCCTCTCCTTTAATCTCTCTTATATCGCTAGGGTATATTTTAGTATCTTCCCAATTAGCCCGGTAGGTATCTTGTGCGCTTTCTACAAATTCGTTTATTGCTAAGACTTTTCCTCCCGCCATTCTATATCCTAAAGAAGATCCTCCTCCTCCGGCAAAGAAAGATATAACGTTAAATAGGTTTTTATTAGACTCCTCCTTCACGTCTTTTAATTTTATAGGTTTGTATTCTACTTTATACATAACCAAGCTTTAAAGTTTAAGGATTGAAAAAAAGGTTCTATTGTTTTAAACCCGGCTTCTTTAAATAACTTAATATTTTCTTTTTCCTTTAAGGGAAACATAATCTTTCTTAAATCTTTTTGTTTGCTCAAGATCTCGCTAGGAGTAAAGTTAGTTATTTTATAATCGTATAGGGCAAAAGTAAATATATCTTGTATATACGAGTCCTCAACAAATACTTTCTCGGCTATTATAAAAGCTCCTCCTTTATTTAAAGATTTATATATCTTATTTAGTAAAGGCTTTCTTTTACTATAATCAATAAACTGTAACGTAAATATCGACAATATTAAAGAAGGATCTACAAACTTAATATCCTTTTCCGTTATATCTCTTTTTTCAAATAATGCCTTATCTTGTTTCTTAGGCAAAAGGTTTGAAGATATATCGTATCCTACAAACTTAGTATTTGTTTTATTGTCTTTACTTAGATTTAAAAGTAAGCTACCTTTGGAGCAACCTAAATCGTAGACGTTATAATTATCTCTTATAAAACTATAAGAAATGTTTTCTATTAAGTTTAGTAATATATTAAACGAAGGAATACTTTTATTAATATGCCCGTCGAAATCTTCTATTGTATCAAAGCTAAACTCTCTCATAGTATTCCTCGCATAACGTATTGATCGAGATCATTATTATCCTCAAAGAAATACTTATAGTTTTCGACGGCGGTATAGCACTTATCTTTTCCTTTATTAATTCAATCTTCGCTTGTTTCGAATATTGCTATATCGGTACTTCCTTTATCTACTACTAAAAAAGTAAACTTCTTTTTATTAAAGAGTCTTAAATACAAATAGGCTTGGAGGTTATATCCATATTTATCCGCCGAGTACCTAAAATTTTTAAGCTCACTTGAAGTCTTATAATCTATAATAGTATCGCCTTGTATAATGTCCGCCTTTCCTCGGAACGGTAATCCTTCAAGCATTGCAATCTCGGGGACTTCGAACTCGCTATTACTTAATAGTTTTAAAGCGGCTTCGTTTCTTAGTACGGCGTCGGTTATTCGTTCCGTTGCTTTTCGTTCTTTAGTTAAGAATACCTCCTTACGATATCCTTCCAAGTCCTCGTGAACTTCTTTAGCTTCCTTATATTTTATTGTATTCTTAGTCGAAGCGTCTACAAAATGTATCTCATCAATTTTATGTGGTTCCAACAACATCCAATGTGCTAATTTTCCTAGAGATAAAGCCGGACTATCTGCGCTAGGATCTCCGTACTTTATAACGTTTCTATAAGTCTTAGGGCTTTTAAGAATAGTTTTAAGGCTTGAGCTACTTAAAGCGTGCTTGCCTAGATGCCCATAATAAAACTCGTCATCGAACATATTAGCTAGGATTTCTTCCTTTGCCCAAGCGTCCCCGTTTAGTAATGTTATCATAATTCTATGCTATTTATTGTTTTAATTAATTCTTGTAATTGTTTTTTATTAATATCGTTAGTGCTATAATAAAGTATTTGTTTTGCTTTACCTAAAGCCTGTCCAATCTTAAATGCGTTTTGTGTACGTTTTTCTATGTCCATTGTTCTTTGTTTAAAAAGGGGACTTTCGTCCCCCTATTTTTATAATCTCCAAAAAGAATCTAATTGTCTGTGTAAGTCGTGACTAGCGTTTTGAAAGTCCCAAGAGGTTAATTGTTCTCTATTGTTTCTTCTTGTAATTGATATAACATTTACTATTTCGTTAATACAATTTCTAATAATTGTAGCTTCTAATAGCTCTCCAAGAGTATGAGACTTAAATTCAAAGACTTCAAGTTTTACCTCTTCTCTACTTAATAATTCTAAATTACTTGTATTTGTTTTTGTTCTCATTTTGTTTGTTTTAATATAATAGAGGTTTAATCTCTTTTGTCTTGTTTAGTTGCTCAACGAAAATCTAACGATTAGTAACCTCTATTTTTGTTAATAATACTCAAATATAGTATTTATTTTTAACATACAAACATTTTATTAACTTTTTTTTAATTTATTTTCTATTGCTTCTATTTTATTTAGCGCAACCACTAAAGCTTGTTGTACTAATTTAAGATCGTATTGCATTTTAACTAATGTACTTTCTTTCATTTTTGTTGTTTTAGCTTCTCAATATATAAAGTGGCATCCATAAGCTCCTCTTGAAGATGTGTAAGAAACTTAAAAAACCCGTCGGGGTTATCATATAGAGTTGTGCCATACTTTATAATACCGTCTCTTGATCTAGCTTTAAACTTATTTAATACCCTTTCTACCATTGGATCTTTCGGAAGATTATTATAAGAGTATCCCGTACTATCGGAAGTCCATTTATCCTCTTGCATTTCGTGCCACTTCTTTATTGAATCACTCATTGTTATTTTGTTTAATTGCTTTGACTACCATTGCTTCTATTATTCTTAATAGTCCGTATCCTAATATAATTTTAAATACCCACATCTATTTTTGTTTTAAGTCTTTGTATCTCTTCCTCTAATCCTTTAACCTTATCTTCGGCAACTCTCGCCCGTTCTACGGCTCTTATTTTATCGGTTCGGTACTCGCTTAAAGAATCGTTATAAAGTCTCTCGCTACCTATAAGGTTATGTACGTAAAAGCCTACCTCTTGCCAAGAGAAATACATTTCGTTTAAGGCTTTGTTTTCCGGCTTTAGCTTTCTTGATTTAATTATATTTTCTCCAACTAAGTTGAAGTTTGTATAGTATTCCGCTTCTTTAATATTGTTTATTTTCTTGTTCATTGTTTCTTTGTTTATAATATTTCTGCGTCTTTGATATCTAGCATTGCAACCTCTTTAGGTATCTTATTGTTGTTCGCAAATTGAGTAGTTTTATTATGGTATTGTATTTCCCAAATCGGCTCAACAATATACAAATTAAATTTAAATACTCCTTTTGGGGTAGAATTTATATAAAGAGGTATATCGAGGTTGTCGTTACATTTTACGATTAAAGCGTCGAACTTCTTTTTTTCAATTAATAACGTATCGTAATGCTTACCCCTACATTTTAATTCTATCCTATGGCTACTATCCGGACTATAACAATCCCATCGGGACATTTGTTTTTTAGCTTTTACTAGATCCGGGTAACAACAATCTAGAAGATACTCAAATAGTTCTTTCTCTTTCAATCGTTATACTCGTTAAATACTTGTTTTAGTTTAGCAAAGATACCCCTAGCGAAACAAGAGTCGCATCCCGTTGTACCGGCTCGCTCGTTAAAAATACGATTGTATATAACAATTAACTCCTTTTGAATATCCGGCTTAACGGTTTGAGGTTTAGACTCAAAAAAATTAGCTAAGTAATTATACTCTTCCTCCGTTAAACAATTTATCTTTTTACTTGGAAAGATCTTATTTAAAGTATTCTTACGCTCTTCGCATCCGCAGTCCTCTCCTAATATAAATTTTGCCGCCTTGTCGATTCCTACCGTTTTAAAAACCTTCTCGACTTTATCTCCTAATCCTTTACTAGATTGCTCTAGGTTTTTTTTCCATTGTCGATATTCCTTACTTCTTTTGTCACCTTTGTACTCTTGCATAGTTTTTATTTTAATCGTTCGAAATCTTTATTTAGCCAGTCCTCGTAATCTTCTTTTAAATCCTCTCTTAAATCGTTCTTAATATTCTTTAGGCTATTGAATATACTTACCCAACTTATATTAGTTT